AAGTTTAGAAAGAATAGCAGTAGGTTTTGGAACAGTTTTAGCAAAAGCTGTAAAAGGACTTGGAGATTTATTTATATTATTAGCAAAAAATATTGATGGAGTTATTACTGCATTTAAAGTTTTAGTAGCATTTAAAATAGTAACATTTTTTATATCATTAGGAAAAGCTATTGTTCCTGTACTTGCTGGATTAAGAGGTATAGCAGCATTATCAGGAGTAGGTTTAGCTTTAGTTGCAGCTTCAGTTGCAGCTACAACAGCAACATTTATAGCATTAAATAAACAAATAGATAAAACTGTTGCTGGATTAACAAAAGCAGTAGATAAAAATCTTGCTATGAGAACTACAAATAGAGAAAATTTTATTTTAATGGGTCTTTATAAAAGAGAATTAGAAGAAGTAGTTGAATTAACTAAAAGAGAAGCTGGAATAATAAAACACCAAAAAGAAGAATTACAAACTACAAAAAGAATATTTAAAGAACTAAATAACAAAGAACTAGAAAATATTAATATTAAAATGAAAACTATTCATAAAACTATTGCAGAGGGTATAAATAATGGAATTACAAAAATGTCTAACGCATTAGCAAGATCATTAGTATTTGGAGAAAAATTATCTGATACTTTAAAAAATATGGCTTTAAGTGTTTTAGCTAGAATTACTGCAATATTAATTGAACAGATAGCAAGACAATCAATTCAAATTGCTATGGAAAATGCACAAATAGGACAATTATTACATAAACTTGGTATTGAAAAAGAAATAACTAAAGAAAAAAGAAGACAAAATCAACAAACTATAAATAGTGATCTTGGAAGTTCATTAATAAATATGGCAAGTTCATTTTTAGGTTTTGCTAAAGGTGGTGCAGTATCAAAAGGACAACCAGTTGTAGTTGGAGAAAGAGGTGCAGAATTATTTATACCAAATAGCACAGGACAAATAACTCAATCTGCTAGAGGAACTAGTGGTGGACAAACAACAGTTAATTTTAATATTAATACTTTAGACGCAAGTGGTTTTGACGATCTATTAGTAAGAAACAGAGGAACTATTACACAAAT